CGGTTATCCTGATTCTGACATCAGAGGTTACATTGATTCTACAATCTGGGGATTGCTGCCGGAGGACTTACAGGCAGTTATCAGTGATGTAGACAGAGAGTGGAAAGACAAAGACGGTAACTGTGGTACATACACAACAAAACTGTTCTTACCGGCTGCGTCAGAGGTGTTTGACGAGGATAGCTGCTACGGAGATAAGGGACTGTATAAGCAGCTTGATTATTACAAGGACGCAAGAAATAGAATCAGAGTGGACGAGGACGGAGATACGAGAGTATATTGGTTGGCTTCTGTCAGGAGCGGCAATTCGACGAATGCGTGCGGTGTGAGCGACGCTGGGTGTGCCGACTGCTGGCGTGCGTCTGGTTCGACTCGTGTGCCGGTCTGCTTCCAGATTTCCAAAATCTCATAATCAGACAATCAGCGGCTTTATGCCGCTACAACCGCAAGGCTCCGTATAAAAGCGGAGCTTTGCATTTATCAGGAGGCGAAAATGAAAGGACAGATGAATTTATTCCCGGAGGAATATATAAAAGATTCTGATTGCACGAAAGATACTCCGGTCGTTCATGGAAAACCGGACACTCCTATTTATGGAATGGGTGTAAGAATCAAGCCAAGAGTTCCGGGGCGACAAGACACTGAGCATTTCAAGAGCATATACCTTGACAGTTTACTACCTCTGGAAGAATACGACCTCATAGCAATACTGTTATCTGGAGGAAAGGACAGCATAGCTTGCTACTACAAATTGCTGGAGCTTGGGGTTCCGAAAGATAGGATAGAGTTCTGGCACCACGATATAGACGGAGGACACCCAAGCCGTAGAATGGACTGGAGATGTACTCAAAACTATGTAAGAGCGTTTGCGGAGGCTGAAAATGTACCGCTCCGGTTATCATGGAGAGTAAACGGATTTTTCGGGGAGCTGTACCGGATAGGAACCAGCGAACCGGTTGAATGGTGCGAGCCGGACACTGGCGAAATCATACAATGTAAGCCGTCCAAGAAATATCTGGAGTGCAAAGCGATAAAGGAAAGCTCCATAGACGACATGGAGGAGAAACTGAAAGAGTACGGTTGCAGACAGAAGTTTCCAGCAAAGACAGCGGACTTGCGTACAAGGTGGTGTAGTGCATACCTGAAAATAATGGTTGCGGATAGCGTCATGGCAAACATGGATTCACTGAATAAACTGGAAGAAATCGGAGGCAAGCGGCATAAGTTTCCGGCAAAGGGCGGCACGCATCAGGGACGCTGGTGTAGCGGAAATCTAAAAGCAGCCGTTCAAGACAGCGTGACAGCAAACCTTGATAGGACGAGGCAAGGTGTGAAGATATTGGTTGTGTCTGGAGAACGCAGAGGCGAATCATCCGGAAGGTCAAAATATAATGAGATTGAGATACACAGAACCAACGCTGAAAAGAAACTGAAACGGACAGTCCACCAGTGGCGACCGGTAATAGACTATTCAGAGAAAGATGTCTGGGAAGTTTTGAAGCGGCACAAGGTAAATCCGCACCCATGTTATAGAGCTGGCTGGAATCGGTGCAGTTGTGCTATGTGCATTTTCTCAACACCAAAGCTGTTTGCTGGAATCAGGGAATTATACCCAGAGGATTTTGAAGCCTTACGAAATGATGAAAATGTTTTGGGGTTCACACTTGATAACAAATGTAATCTTGATGAATTTGTCGGAGATACGGAATCCTGCGTATATCATGGCGACAAAGAGGCTATCAGGAGCCTTATTACAGGAGAGTTCACAACAGATGATATTTATGTAAAAGGGGACTGGCTATACCCAGCCGGAGCGTTTCATGGGGCAGAGGGCGGTCCATGCTAAAGGAGGAATCAGAATGATTATAGTATCACAGAACAAAGAGAGGGTGTTGTGGTTCGGTAGAGCTTTTAATGCACTGGAGTATAACGAGGACATCAGCAAGAAAGGCAAGCAGGAAACCGTCAGACACACAATCTGCATTTCCGACGGCTGCCTTGAAGAAATCGCAGAGTATGACAGCAAGGAAAGGTGTCTGGCGGTCTTGAAAGATTTCTGCGGAGCATACGAGGAAGAATGTTACACAAATGAATTTTTCGACCAGTCGGCACAAGCACAAAGACCGGCGACATACAGAAAGAATATCGTGTATCAATTCCCGGAGAAGTAGGAGGCGACTATGGCAAGAAAAGTGAAATGCAAAAACACAGAATGTAAACACCACTGTAAGAATGATTACTGCGACACTACGGTAAATATCAACTCTGGTGGCAGGTGCGAATCATTTGAGAAGAATATCGTTTACTATTTTCATCTGGTATGGGAGGCACTGGCAGACAAGAATTTTATAGACATGGTGGAGATAATAAGAAATCCTGAAATTAAGATTGGACTGTTTTATGTCATGGAGTGCTTCAATTTGGGATTTGCTGAAATGGAGTGGGGAACCTGCCGTATGGTAATGCTGAAAGACGGAAAGGACGGCAAGCCCCTTAATTATGAGGAGATAACCAGTCGTGAAATTGATACAGACAAACTGCGAAAACACATGGAAAATCTCAACAATGGAATCTTGCCGGGAACCGATAAGAAACCTAAAGAAGTTGAAGAAAAGGAGTTTGGCTGGCTATCTCCAACCGGAGAATTTACAGAAAGTCCGTTCGGAGAGCATGAAGAATCAGCAGAGGAAATCTGCGAGAAGAAAGGCTTTGAAACAGAATACAGAGCATGGAGAAAAGAAAATCTGGGTACAGGAGAAATGAGATTGTATCGTGATTTTCTGGCACAGGTAAAAGGCTATTGCCTGATACACAATCCGTCTGGAACCGGCGGCTATATTGTCACAAACATAAAAGAGCTAACAAAGAAGCAGAGAGAATTTCTGTTTGATTATTTCATGGATATGGGCGATAGATTCAAAGCAGAACAGTTCTGGGAGGAATAGGAGCGACGCATGAGAAAAATCAGGAAACGGCTGAAAGCATATTATTACAAGCACTGGAATTGTTTGCCATGGTTTATATGCGGACTTATGATTTTAATACGAGGGAATATAAGCAGATTCAACTATGGTTCAATGTGGATTGCACTGCTGATAATGATGTGGTTTTTCTGCCCGACAGACGATATAAATAAATTATCTGGCAAACAGGATAAAGGAGATGATGAAGATGCTGGTACTGCCGATTAAGAAAAAATGGTATGACATGATTTTGTCTGGAGAAAAGACGGAAGAATACCGGGAAATAAAACCGTACTACGATTCAAGGTTTGAAAGTGTGTTCGGGTGCCAGTGGCTATTTCGAGGCATAGACGGAGTAGGCGACACAACACCGCCTGAAAAGGAAATTATATTCAGGAACGGATATTCCAGAAGCTCCAGACAGGCGAAAGCAACATGCACACTTACAAAAGGAACCGGCAACCCGGAATGGGGAGCAGAGCCGGGTGTTAAATATTATGTGCTGCACATCAAGAAAATACAGGAGGCGTGACTATGGGAAAAACAAGAAGCTGCCGCAGGACAGAGGACGAGAACAAAATACATGATAAAGCTGTCAAAATGCGGAAGATGACAGACGAGCAACTGGTACACTATGTCGAGGACAGGGTAGAGAAAGCCAGAAGCGAGGGCTTCAATCAGGGAAAGAAAGCAGCTCCGGCAATCGACATAGACAAGATTCTGGAGAAAATCGGAATGATTAAAGGAATTGGAACTGTAAAGCTACAGGAAATCAGAGCTATATTAGAGCAGCAGAAATAGTTCCAATGACCTATGATGTAACGATTGTTAATCTTGACAGCCTATGGTAAAATGGTAAATATGCTTATAAAAGAAAGATATTAAAGCGAACCCGACACATAGGGGATGCGATGTTTATAACAAACGATATGCATATGGACGATGAGGCAGCTGAATAAATTTTACTTGTAAAAATCAATCATATATACTAATATGTTGATTGAAAGTATACCTCTCGATATACATACATATTATGACACCAGGATCCAAATTTGGACCAAGGAGGTTGTGGATGCGGTTATCGAGATTGTACGAAGAACAGACAGTGAAGAAGGAGTATATCACTATGGTGCTGTGTTTATCGGTATGACAGACACTGATGCACTCAAGATTGATATTTATCAGATTTTCAATGATTTATAAAGTAAAAAAAGTAAATCATCCACATGATATAGTAACCAGTGTACCTGGCTCAAAGAGTATCACAAACAGGGCCCTTTTAATCGCTGCACTCGCAAGCGGGCGCAGCGTTTTAAAAGGGTGTCTTTTTAGTGATGATTCGAGACATTTTATAGATGCACTGATTCGTCTGGGATTTCCGGTTTTGGTGGATGAGGATAAAAGAGAAATAACAATAACAGGCTTTGGAGGCAGGATACCAAAGAATGAAGCTGAGATAGATGTGGGAAGTGCAGGTACCGCTGCACGTTTTCTTACAGCTCTTCTTGGACTGTCAAAGGGCAGATACCATATAGTGTCCTCTGAGCAGATGAAGAAGCGTCCTATGAAGGATCTGCTTGTATCGCTTGAAAAGCTGGGTGCCCATATTGAGTATGATGAGAACGAATATCATTTTCCTTTTACCATCGGAAATACAGGGGAGTATGCTGATGCTGTTGATATAAACGTAGACAAGAGCAGCCAGTTTTTGAGTGCCCTTCTTATCTCGGCAATAGTGATGGAAAAGACTTTTACGATTAATGTCACAGGAACGCATGGTATGGCATATGTTGAGATGACGCGTCTTATGATGAAGCAGTTTGGGCTTGATGTGATGCAGGACAAAAAGAATAACAGCTTTATTATTCCTAAGAAAGCAGCGTATGAAAGCTTAGACTATGATATAGAGCCGGATGTGTCGGCTGCATGCTATTTTTATGCAATGAGCCCGCTTTTACATGTCAAGTCAAAGGTGATGGGCGTGCACCAGAACAGCTTGCAGGGAGATGTGGCATTTCTTGATGTGCTTGCGGATATGGGCTGCACAATTTCAGACGAGGCAGACGGCATAGTGTGTATGCCACCAAAGAATGCTCATATACATGGCGGAAGCTGGGATTTGTCAACATTCTCAGACCAGGCGCTGACACTTGCTGCGATTGCGCCGTTTGCAAATGAGCCTGTAGGAATAGAAGGCATTTCACATATCCGTCTGCAGGAGTGTGACAGGATAAACGCCATTGAGGAAAACCTGGCGGAATTAGGTGTGAGGGTTGAAGAAACTGAAAATGGCTTAAGGATTTATCCGGCAGAGTGTATTAAGCCTTGTAAAATTAAAACGTATGACGATCATCGCGTAGCCATGTCATTTACTTTGCCGGGGCTTAAGGCAGAGGGTGTTGAGATAATAGATCCTTATTGCTGTCGCAAGACTTTTGAGGATTTCTATGAGGTACTTGAGGAGAGTGTATATTAATAAAGAGTTATTGTTTTCTGCTTATTTGTAGACAGTGCTGCATGGACGATATAAAACGAGCCGTAAAACGAATTTAATTCGTTTTACGGCTCGTTGTTTTTGGGATTAAAACCATATAACAGGATAAATCATCTGCGGTGAATAGTATAGTTTCTTTCTTTAAGTATGCTGATAGCTGATTCAAGAGCATCTTCGTCATAGAACTCTATGCGCAGTACACCCTCCTCAAACTCACGGTTGTTTATGATGCCGATATTTTTGATGCTGATGCCGTTGAAGGCTAAAAGGCTTGCAAGCACTGCAATACCGCCTGCCTCATCGGCGATATCGACAAGCACCTCGTGGAAATCCTTACGGATTTTGGCACCGGGCAGAGTAAGTGAATCTCTGTAATTCTTTGAGTTCTGGAAATAATCGAGCATCTTTTGAGAGCAGCCATCTGCAATTATTTCGCGAAGCTTATGGAAATTGGCTTCATACTGATCCATGAGTGAGAGCAGCTGATTTTTGTTGGACTCACATATATTTTCCCACATGACAGGAGAGCTTGCAGCGATACGTGTCACATCGCGGAAGCCTCCGGCAGCGATAGTTTTCATGGTCTCTTTTTCGGAATCAATATGCTCAATCAGATTGACGAGAGAGTATGCAATCATGTGTGGCAGGTGGCTGATGGCCGCGGTAGCATGATCGTGCTCCCTGTAGTCTAAAATGAGAGCTATCGAGCCCAGTGAAAGTACAAACTGTTTGAAATCATTCTGATTTTCTTCAGTAGTTGCTGCAGTAGGAGTGATAATATAGTAGGCGTTCTCCAAAAGCTGCTTGTCTGAATTGAGTATGCCTGTTTTTTCAGAGCCGGTCATAGGATGACCGCCGATAAAATTGCGCTCAAGGCCGAGCTCTATAACCTTTTCGTGAATCTGGGTTTTGGTGCTGCCTACATCTGTGATGATACAGTCATCCTTTATGATATCCTTAAGCTGTGTGAGGTATTCGATATTTTTGTTTACCGGTGCACACAGAAAGATTACGTCGCAGTCTTTAAATGAGTTAAGCTCTAAAAGCTCATTATTATCTATCAGGCCAAGCCCAAAGGCATCCTCTATGGTCTGTTGATGCCCGGCTGTTGCGATAATTGAGACCTTTGGATTATTTTCTTTCATTTTTCTGGCTATAGAGCCGCCAATCAGACCGAGCCCTATAAAGCCAACTTTATCAAAATGCATTTATGTGTATCTCCTAATTCTTTATTGTAACTATTCAGAATCACCACACGCACATTCTCAAAATCGCACTATAGTGGTTCGGAATATTTACAATATATTATATCCAATTTAACACTATAAAGCAATAAATTATTGACATATTTATTCCAATATAATAATGATATGAGGGTCAAAAGTCATTTATGATTAATCAGATTGCATAAAAGTGTTGTAAATTATCTAAAATATTAGTACAATGTTTACATACTATAATAATGTCAGGGAGGTACTTGAAATGAATGTTTACACTACTGAGAAGATTCGAAACGTCGTGCTTTTAGGCCATAGCGGCTGTGGCAAGACATCACTTGTGGAAGCTATGGCATATTTGGCAGGACAGACCACCAGAATGGGCACTGTAGCGGACGGCAGCACTATCAGCGATTTTGACAAAGAAGAGATAAAGCGTCAGTTCTCTATACATACATCGGTTGTACCGATTGAGTGGGATAATGTCAAAATAAATATTCTCGATACTCCTGGTTTTTTTGATTTTGTGGGAGAGGTTGAAGAAGCTGTATCGGCTGCAGATGCTGCAATCATCGTGGTTTCAGGCAAGGCAGGCATACAGACAGGCACAAAAAGAGCATGGGAGATATGCGAGAAATACAAGCTGCCGAGGATGATTTTCGTTACGGACATGGATATCGACAATGCAAGCTTCAAGGATGTGGTATTAAAGCTGCAGGAGCTTTATGGCAAGAAAATAGCTCCATTCCATCTGCCAATCAGAGAGAATGAGAAGTTTGTGGGCTATGTCAATGTCATCCAGCAGAGGGCAAAGAGATGGAATGAAAGCGGAGGCGTGGATAAGTTTGATGTGCCTGAGTACTCAAAGGAGAACCTGGGAATATGTCGTGAGGCTTTAGTTGAAGCTGTAGCTGAGACAAGTGAGGAGTTCATGGACAGATATTTCGGCGGAGAGGAGTTTTCTGATGATGAAATCAGGGCTGCGCTTCGTGCAAACGTGCTTGAGGGCTCTATTGTACCGGTGCTCATGGGATCAAATATTCTCGCAAGAGGCATGTATACACTTATGGCTGATATTGTGAAATACCTGCCTAGTCCTGAGAAGAGAAGCTGTACCGGTATTAACA